TTATCTTTTACAATGACACACCCTACTTGCAGCTTTTTAGCAGTAGATAACTTTGCAGTCTCTTCTGCTATCTTAGCAAAGTATTTTATAAATTTTGGCTTCATGCCCAAACATCACCCCAATCGCCGCTTATAGCACCTTTACTATAATCAGTCACTTTGTTTTCAAAAAAGTTTGTATGCGTTGGTGCGTTAATCATTTCCTCGACCCACAGTAGAGGATTCTTCTTCACTTTGAAGATGCCTTTGAGACCCAAGCTAATCAGTCTTCGGTCACATATGTATCGGATATACTTTTTAACATCATCTGCTGATAAGTTTTCCATGTCACCGAGTGTAAACGCTAAGTCAATAAACTTGTCTTCAAGCTCTACCATTCTTTCAGCAATAGCATATATCTTGCCCTTTAGATCATCGTTCCAGATATCAAGGTTCTCTTCAATGTACTCTCGGAACAATTTAATCATAGACTCGGCATGCATAGTTTCATCAACAATAGACCAAGTAATAATTTGTCCCATGCCTTTCATCTTACCATGTCGTGGGAAATTCAACAACATAATGAATGAAGAGAATAACTGCATACCTTCAGTGAATGCTGAGAAGGCTGCAATGTTAGTTGCTATGGTTGTTTTGTCTTGTGTATCATTAGACAAATCTAAAAAGTATTCATGCTTATTAGCCATCGCTTCGTATTCAAGAAACTCATTATACGTTGACTCAGGCATACCTAGAGTTTCAATTAAGTGAGAGTATGCTGCAACGTGTAGTGCTTCTCTTGCTGCAAATCCCATTAGCATCATACGGACTTCAGGTTGCGGAAAGTGTGGCAAGTAATTATTTACATACCCACCTGCAACATCAATGTCGCCCTGAGTAAAGAATCTAAAAATGTTAGTAAGAAACCCCTTCTCAGCTTCATTTAGTTTACTTTTCCAATCATTAACATCTTCATTCATCGGTACTTCTGTATGCAGCCAATGAGACTGCTCATGTTTTATCCAAGCATCGTAGGCCCAAGGATAGTTGAAAGGTTTGAACGTAGCTCGTTCGTCTTGGAGTTTTAGTTTTTCTTTTGCCATTGAATCTTTACCTTATTTTTGTTCTTAGTTAGCCTTCACATGCCAAACAAGTGTCATCGTTTACAAGAGCAGTCATATCAAGCTCTTTGATAATCTGCCTTTCTATTTTGTTAGATACTTTATCTGCTTTACCTAGCTTCTCTGAGCGGCAATAGTAAAGTGTTTTCAATCCCTGCTTCCATGCCATGTAGTGAATAGCATGTAAATACTTAATATTAGAGTCTGGTCGGAAGAACAGATTGAGTGATTGTGCTTGGTCAATAAACTCTTGTCGAGTTGCAGCGTGTTCAATAACCCATCTCTGATCTATTTCCATTGATGTTTTGAACACATCTTTCTCCCAAGCATCAAGGAAGTTTAAGTGTTGTACTGATCCGTCGTTTGATATTACTGAGGACCAGATTTCGTCTTCTGCCTGTTTAGTCGCTCCAGTTTCAATCTTATTTTTAATAAGCTCCACAAGATACTTATTTTTATTAAGAAAAGCTCCAGATAATGTATCTTGGCGGTAAGCATTAGCCCTAAAAGGTTCAATACTAGGCGAAGTGTTCCCCATAATAATACTACTAGACGCATTGGGAGCAATCGCCATGACGTGGCTAAATCGCTTGCCTCTTCCTTTAGCGTCTGGAGCTTCTCCTCTTTCTTCTGCGAGTTCGGTATTTGCGACATCAAGTTTTCCTCGTATGTGTTTAAACATTCTCAGATTAGTACCCTTAGCTATTGCACTTTCCCAAGGTATATTCTTGCTTTGTAGATAAGCGTGAAAGCCTAATGCACCGACACCAATACTTCTTTCACGAGTTGCTGAGAATTTAGCTCGTGCTACTTGGTCAGGGGCATTGTCAATAAAGTACTGTAATACATTGTCTAGCATTTCCGCCATATCTTTTAAGAATAAGCCGTTCTTGCTCCAAGCATCATAGTACTCTAGATTTACAGAAGAAAGGCAGCAAACGGCTGTTCTATCTTTATTAGTTGGTAAAATTATTTCTGAACACAGGTTTGATTGATGTACTTTGAGTCCTAATTCTTTCTGCCACTCAGGCAAGTGTCGATTACTAGTATCAATGAAGTGAACATAAGGTTCACCTGTTTCCATTCGTAGTTCAAGAATCTTTTGCCAAAGAGATTTAGCTGATACTGTTTCTCTGATTACACCTGAGTGAGGGTCAATAAGATTCCACCCATCATCTGCGTTAGGATCGGTCATTGCTCGTTCAATTAGTTCCATGAACCTATCTGAGATGTTGATGCCGTGATGTAGATTCAGACAGCGAACATTTGGATCACCTGTAGGCTTTCTCATCTCCAGATACATTAAAACGTCTGGGTGAGAAATATCCAAGTAAGTAGCGTAAGAGCCGCGGCGAGTGCGTCCTTGGCGATATGCGAGGCACGATGCATCGTAAGTCTTGAGATGAGGCATAACACCCACAGACTTATCATCGGAGCTACGGATACCAAAACCAATCCCAACGCCCCCGCCAAGCATAGATAACCAATTTGTTTCAGAAAGATTTTCAACGAGACCCTCTGCTGTATCATTTATGTAATTTAAAAAACATGAGATGGGCATTCCTTTAGTAGATCGCCCGAATGAAAGAATAGGAGTAGAATACGATAACCAATGTTTACTGCTATAATCATAGAGTCGTTGAGCGTGTTCAGGATTGCTACTGAATGTATTGCTCACATGTGCAAATCTTTCTTGCGGTGAAGTTTCATCTTCACGCATATAACTTTCTTGTAAACGAGCTACGCCGAGTTTATCAAACAAGGAGTCTCTTGCATAATCTATTTGTATTCCTAAATATTCTTTCTTTGCCATTACAGCTCCTCTACCGCTTTTGCTACATCTGGAAAATGTTGGCTGAGAACGTCCCAACATTTAGCTGCAACATCGATATGTTCTTGTTGTGTTTCCGGGCCAGTTCTAAGTTTGCAGTAGTGTACCCACGAACGAAGTGTGCCTGACATGTATAGTGTTGTTTCTGTATTACCTTCTGGTAGTACAGCCCTTGCTTGTTCTTTTGCAATTCCGTGGTCTAATGCTGATTGATATACCAACTTAGACTTTCGTATCAATTCTTCTTGTGCCATCTTCCACCATTTAGATAGATCAGGGTCATCTGTTTCTATACTATTTTGCCTGTTCTTTCTATCTTGTAACCTACAATCTCTAGTCTGAAAGTTTGTAGAGACTGCGTATCTTTGACTAAATTCCTGGAAACTAAAACTACGATGCCTTAAAATCTGCCTAGAGATGTCACGGGTAGTAGTAATCTCCATAGTGACAGAAACCATCTCAAAAGGGCTCCAATGTTCGTGTTTTATGAGGTATTTTAACAGTTTTGATGCTGTTTCTGTGTTGTTTTGGTTCTCTGGGTTACTTACTCGTGCAGCATATGCAATGAGTTCATTAGCAGTATTACATCCAGTTACAGCGGATGGTGTAGTCATTCCTATTAGGCAAACAGACATCTTAGCATTTTCTCCATTCTGTAAATCGTAGTTCGGCCTCAAGACCTTCGTATGTATTATTGTTTATTATACTACTAATATTGTCTGTTGTCAAGCCTGCTAACACCATATCATTAATATCTTTCTCTACTATGTCCTCTGGAAATAAACAAACCCGATTACCGGATTTTATTTGTTTATGTATTAAACTACATATCTCCTTGTTTCTAGGTTGATTATCAAAAATCACAGTAAAGTGCGTCAAGCCCAACAAGTCAATTTTGTTGAATGCTGAACCGGCGGCTGCTATTGAGTTGTCGATGAACAAACTATCTATAGGACCTTCGACTACGAAGATTTCACGCTTGAGATCAACTACATCCATACCGAAGACAGTAGGATCTTCTTCTTTCACTTTTAGATTGATGTATCTTAATTTTCCGCCTCGGATATCCCGAAGAGCTACACCCGACAGTTGACCATCCATGCGGATAAACGGCATGGCCAGGCGAGGCTGCTTTATATTTAGTGCTTTTGCGTATTTGGAGTTTAATTGTGAAAGCTCCCTAATATCGTCAACGTAGTACAATCTGTTGTAGGTTGATTCAGGTATCTTTCTAGCTTTGACATATCTAACAACTTCATGGTTATCTGACAAGGTGTCTAGGCGATCCATTAAGCTGCTGATAAGAGATGATGGCTTATCAAATGCAGGTTTAAAATCGAAAGCGTATTCTGGGTTAGGTTCTTTTTTCTTTATCGTTACTATTTTTTTCTTAGGTTCAATGAATTTTTCTAAAACATACTCTTTGTACAAAGTAGGATCAAGTTGTTCTACAAATTTGCCGAGAGTGGTTCCGAAGTCACAGTTATGACATCGATAGAATAATCCATCTTCTTTTTTATAAATGTATCCACGAGCTTTTATTTTACTGCCGGAAGAGTCACCGCAAATTGGACATCTGCAATTAAACAGGTAATCATCCTTACGCTTGAATCGTTCCAAACGATGAGAAATCATATTTATATATTTCAAATCTACAAACAGCGACATAAAAAAACCTATAGCATGAGTATAGGTTTATTATAGTATAAACTTAGGTGTTTGTCAAGCTGTTTTTTTAAAACAAACTAGAAAACTCTACCCCGTTACCCAACAATGCACCACCCACAGCAAACGCACCCAATAATATCCATCTCCATCTTTCTAATGCGGCCAAGCGTACTTCTAGTTGATTATGCTTATCTACCATATGCGACTTGAGGTCTTTTATGGCATCCAAGACTTTATCTATCTCGTTTGTCATTTTAGTTTCTATCTCTCTACTATTGGTTGTAAGGCGAGAATGCAAATCTTTGACTTCATCGTCAAACTTTTCTTCTGCATGATGCATGTCAGTTTTCAATTCATCGAAGTGGTGTTCACCTTCTTCGAGTCTTCTTTCATGTACCGCTAAAATTTGCCCAATATTATTAGAGACATCTGTTATCTTATCAAGTGCAATTTCTAACTTAGTAAACAGTTGGCCCATTTGACCTACTTCGTTTTTCACTACTGCAAGTTCTGTATCTATACTTTTAACTGTTGCCATATTTCTTCTTCTTTTTGCGTCTTATCATTGGCATAATAAGAGCGTCTTTTCCGGGTTCGCCTTCGTCCCCTACTCCTATCCCATCAACACTACCACTACCAGCAGAATTAGCAGCTACTTCTTCATCTAAAAAGGTATTGAAGGAAAGTAAGTTGTATTCTAGTAGTCTTGCGTTTTGTTCTACGTCCTCAAATGAAGAATACATTTCCAATAACGTATCAACGTCTAAATCGTCTAAGTCATCATTCTCTTTTAGTATACTAAGAGCTGCTGCTAATGTCAATAATCTTTTAGAATTTCTGTCAGGAGATTTCATCAAAGACCGTTGAACTTTGAAAACGAATCTTTGAAGCATAGAATAGGAATCTTTTTCTGATGTAGAAACAGCTTTTTTTAGTTGTTTTCCATCAGAGTCAACGAGGCCCAATTCGTATGCTTTGGTTTTTTCTATAGGAGTGGATAACATTTTAAGAATTCTTAATGTTATATATCCGTCTGCTAATCTTCCCATTACAGCGCCCTTAACACTTCTATTAACTCAACATTTAACGATATGTCTGTTTCTTTAATGCCCGGAGAAACTACTGTCTCTAATGGCATTCGTTGTAAATAAACTAAATATGTTTTTAAATCAGTCCAAAATTCTTTGTCCAATTTGTAAAATAACATATCCGTAGTAGCGTCACCAAAGACATTGTACAGAATTACTAAATGATTCAGTACAAGCCTTTCACTTATTTCACCAGTCTTTTGATACCGGTTAAGAAGCCGTTTTACATACTTAATTTTTTTTAAATCATTCTCAAGGTCAGACATACCCATTGACCCTGGGTTGTGATAATTTTTTACAGCGAAAAGCAAAAAATTATCTTCATTCAATTGAAACATTATAAAGTCCTATGATACTGTAGCGGTACCCCCGATGAAATACCATTTGCTATTAGTATATAGTAAGGTTGCAGAGTGACCTGCAGCAGTAAATGTTATATCGTTAGCAACCGTTGTGTCTTGCAATGTTACAGTATGAGAGCCTGTATTAGAAACCATAATAATGATTTTAATTTGACCATCAACGCCTGCTGCTAATGTGCAAACTCCTGCTGCATCTACATTGCTAATATGAGTAATATTAGTAGTAGTCAGAATTGCGCCTGCAGTAGTTTGTGTGTTAGTATCAGTGATAGCGATAGTATCGCTAAATTTAACCGGTGTGGCTACATCAGCAAACAAGTTAGCAATAGTAATTTTTTTACTGCTACTTGATTGCACCAAATATAATGAATCAGTTCCAGCGGCCGTAGTGGCCGCTGTTAGTTCTGATAGTTTCGCATCTGCCATATGAAATAATCCTTAGTCTGGAATCTGAATATCGTCAGCCGCATCACTAGTAATTCCGTTCTTAGATAGTGCAACAAGAACTTCATACTGTATACGACCTGCACGAGCGCCAGTACCAACTGTACGTTTTACCCAACCTGAGTGAGCAACACCACCCGCACCGTCTTCAGCGCCGCCAATACCACGACTAAATACGCCAGTTGCAGTTGTTTCACCAATAAGCTCGAAGAATTGAGCGTTATTGCCTTGGCCAGTAAAGTTAATAACAGTAGCAGCTAGATATGTTAGACCAGTTGGTGTACCAGCAGTCGTTACAATAGCTTGGTCTGCTTCAGTTTCTAAGGTGAATCCAGTTACGTTAGGTGAAGAACCAGTTACAGCAGAAACTTTATACACAGTGCCTGTAGTATAACCAGCAATCGCACCAGTGCCACCTAATGTCCCAGATATCTGGATACGGTCGCCTGCTGCCAATGTAGCAGCCGCACAAGTAAACTGACCGCCTGTTCCGCCAATAACAACAGTTCCTAAGTTAGAACCTGCAGCTATAACAGCAGAAGTAGCAAGACGGAACTTATCAGCAGTGGAGCCGAGCGCAGAAACAAAGTATGAAGTATTATCAACTAAACCAGCAAGGGCAGTGCCGCCGCCGTCTTGGTATTTAACTTCAGCGGCAGTATTTAAACCGTGAGCAGTATATGTAATAGTATCAGTGACACCATCCGCAACAGATGCGAGTGGAATAGTACGGCGAGCTATCGGCATAGACATTGTAGGAAGTGCAGCAGTATAACCTGAACCTACGTCTGTAATAGTAAGAGCAGAAACAACACCGCCAGCAACAGAAGCAGTAACTGCCGCAGTATCACCAGTGAATTTTTGTGCGTTGTTACCAGTACCAGTCAATGTAATTTTAGTTCCAGCGTTTGCATTGCTCAAGCTAGATGCAACTTGAATTGTGTTTGCGTCTACTTTAATTACAAAGTAAGCTGTAGCATTAGCAAGACCAGCAAGAGCAGTACCACCTTGATGGGTGTAAGTAAGCTTGTCACCAGTATTAAGATTGTGACCTGTTATAGTGATGGTGTCTGCGGCAATACTTACTGCTGACGTAGCAACTACAAGACCTGCCGGAGCAGTTACAGTTACAGCAGGAGCTTCAAGGTATGATGTACCAGCGTTTGAAATTGATGACGCAACAACATTGTCAGCACCACCAACCATCTCAGCAGAATCAATACCATAAACATCAGAAGAACTAACATTAGCATCAGAACCAATTGAGAGTGGCTTTTCATTCAATGTATATTGGGCTGCACTAAAGGCTGCAAGAGCTACTGAACGGTCAAGATTCATTACAGTACATTTAGTTGCGCTTTCAATTGAAAGGATAAGCATTTGTTGTGTTAGAACGGTGATAATATCACCAACAAATGCTTCTTGACCGGCGCCTTCAAAGTCTGCTGATGAAGCACCAGTAATAAGTCCACGAGTGCCAGGTGCAAAGGCGAGAGTAAGTTTGTGTGCTGCACCTGCACCATCAGCAAGTGTAATGACTGCTGGAACATTTCGAAGTGCATCTTCTTGTGAAGACGCTAGTTGAACTGTGTTTGTGGTAGCATTAGTAATAAAATAGTTTGTAGTATCTACAAGACCAACAACTTGTGTGCCGCCGCCATCAATGTAATTGACTCTATCGCCATTGCGAAATGGATGAGCAGCAACTGTAATAATATTACTATCCACATTAGATGCGCCGTTAAAAGTAGAAGTAGGAGCTGCTAGAGCTACCGTACCCGTGCTTGTTTTATCGTCTGCCTTACCCCATCCTGACATTATAATTCTCCAGTTATTTTAAATTGTTCTATTAATCTATTCAACTCAGTGTAAGCTTCAACCTTTTCTCTAACGGTTCCTTCTTTAATAGTTTTTCTCATTATATTTATTTGCTCTTCAACTTCTTTCTTCGTAGGAGCCATGCCCCTTTGAGCGCCTTTCTGCTTCATGTCTGCTTTAGCTCGTTTTTGAGCATCTTTACCAGATTGTCCACTTTGTACTCTGTCAGCCGCTTTTCTAATCATAGAAAGTCTGTCAGGTGTAGCAGCAGGGTTGCCATACTCGTCTAGCTGTTCTGTCTCTTCGTTTTGTCGCTTGAGAACTGCCTTAACTTGAGGATGATCTGACAAACCTTTACGCATCTTTTCGATTGCACTAACAGCGCCAGTCATGTCGCCGCCTTTGTAACGCTTATCAGAAGCAATACCGATAGCTTGCTTGACTTGCATATCTTCTTCAATTTCTACTTCTTCGTTCTGCGCTACATGTGAAGCATCAACATGATTAAAGAATTCTTTCTTCTTATCAGCAGGCAAATCACGAATGTTAGAAACACCGAACTTCTTGAGTGCGGCTTCAAACTTAGCTTTATAGTCCTCATTCATTTTGAGTACTTGCTCTTCTACACCTGCTTTCATTTTTTCTTTTTTTACTTCTGGTGATAGTAGCCTGAATTTATCACGCTTCTTAATAGAAAGCTTTTTAGCTTTAGTTTGAGCGGCGTGTCTCATACGCTCTTCATCTTCTGGGCCGTCAACAACATCAACGCCGCCAATCATTTTTTCATCTATAGAGTCCACTTCAGTCTCCTCTGTTTGGTATCTTGTTTTTTGTGTGTGTAATTTAGCACGATTAAATACGGTTGTATCTTTCAACATTATGTCAGTCATGTTGAACATATACTTCGCCAAAACATCTCTTTCTTTTGGCATAAGTTGTTTGCCCATGTGAAGATTGCTCATGGCTTGCATCAGTATAGGAAGCTTGCTGCTAGGAACAATTCCTTGACGCACTAACTGTTCTAATCGTTGTTTTTTTTTCTTGTCCATACTTGTATTTATACAAAATTAATATTGCATAATATGGAGACATAAAAAAACTCCCGTACCGTAGATACAGGAGCTTTTAATCTTTGCAAAGATTTATAACGAGTTAAAGTTTACTCGCCGTCTTCTTCTGCTTCTATACGAGGATCAACCCAGCCTTCAACTGCGGCAAAAGTGCCATCAGCAGCGCAGGTGTACTTACAACCCATATAATCCTCAGGAGTTGATACGCCTTCGATTAAAGTAGCGTTGCCGCTGTTCATATCACCGATAATGAACTCTGCTGGATCACCAACAGTGATAACGTCTGCGCCCATGGCAACAGCTTTATCATCTGCAAGAAGATACTTTGATACATTTGTTGTGCTGTCTACAATAGTTTTCATACTTGTTTCCTAGTTTTACTTTAAAGTTAATGTTGCAATAATAAAATTATTTACACTTTATTTATAATAAAATAATCTTATATATTAAATTATTTCTTAATTTTGAATTTCTTCGCTGTTTGCTTCTTAGCTGTAGGTCTTGCTGCTTTATACTTCTTAGAAGACTTAGTTCCTGCTTTCCTGCTCTTCATGCGATTGATTTCCATCTTCCGCATACCTGGCAACATTCTAACTGCCAGTCTAGACACTAGCGGTGCATACATTCCTATCAATTTCTCTAAACGGCCTTTCTCTGCTGGTGGGAGAGCTGACTTATCTCTGCCTTTTAGGAGACGTTTATATACCATACCCCTTGCACCACGAGTTGCTCTTTTCTTCAACCGATCAGGTGATGAACCACGCCTTAAAGCTATGCCTCGGGCTACTTTAAGTTTCTGTCTATTCTTTCTTGCTGCGAATCGTCTTTTGAGACGACCTTGTACTGATAACACCTCAGTAATATTTACTTCCGTGTCATCTATTTCGTCATCAAACACACCTAAACTAAGTGCATCTTCATATGACAAATTATCTGCTTCATATTCTAGCTCTTTAATATCTTGTTTACTAAAAGCATAATCTCCTAACTCAGGTGCATCTTCAGCATTATCTTTTCTGTATTCTGCTTTAGTTTCGTGTGCAGCACCTGATTCTTTGATTGCTTTTGACTTCTTTTTATTTTGACCAGGAGTAACATCTTTCATGTACTCAGTGCCTTCGGGTGTTCCCCAATCCATAGCACCCATGTTTGAGTCGTATTTGATACCTTCGCCCAATGCTCTCTCGCCGTCTCTTCTTTTGGACTTTAAGTAAGCTGCCACTGCCATCTGTTTACGCTTTGATTCACCACGTCCTTTGAACTGGGGAGCGTCAGATTTCTTGAAATCTTTAATATAGTCGCCGATGCTATTCTTTCTAGCAAGAAGCTTCTCTTCAATAGTCTTTGCGACTTTCTTCCTAACATCAGCAGGAAGTGCTTTGTAGTGATACAAGTCTTGACTATCAGCGGTGTGCTTCTCACCTGTCATTACTTGGCCATCGTGTGCGTGTTGAGGCCCTGTCCACTCTTTGCCGTCTTTAGTGTAATGACCTTCTGACTTCCAAGAATGCTCTTTGCCTTCTTTCTTCATAGCAAACATAGAGCCAGTAGGACCGCTCATAGGCATTTCGCTAACCATTTCTTCTGGTACACAGTTAGGAACAACCTTATTACCTTTCTTCTTCATGCCTTTCTGTTTGTATCCAGACCAACACGCTTCAGCAACGCCTGCTTGTACACCCTCAGACACAGACTTCCAACCACCGCCTGCTTTCTTGTACATCTTTGATGCCCAACCATTAGCATATGCGGAAGGATAAACATCAAACTTAGCCTTTGCTTGTGACTTGTACTTAGACCATAAAGCAGGTTTAGTGGGAACATTTTTTTCGATGATAGTTTCTTCTGTGGCTACCATAACAGGCTTGCCGCCTTTGCCTTTTCTATCTGCTACAGGATCTTCTCTGCGCTTTCTTCTAGCAGACTTTGCTCTATCATCTTTGTCCATGCCATGCGCTCGGCTTCTAGGCATACACTTGGGCTTGCCTTCGCCTTCTTCTCTAGCACAATCGCCTTTAATTTCACCGTCAGTCCCTACACGAACCCAATCGCCTTCTTTTCCTTTGCCGAACCACTTTCGCAAGTCTTCGTCTAGTAGATAGGTCTTAAATGTTTTCATCAGTCCCTTCCGCTTCTCTCGGTTTCACATTCTCTTCGTAGTATAGAATGATAGATTTTTGTTGTTCTATAAATCGTCTTAACTCACCCATATTTAGTGATATGTTTTCGTAATCAGGAACACTGATAGCAAAGAATACTATGTCGCCGTTTTCTTTTTCGAATCTTTCCAAAAACTCATCTAGGTTTTCTTCTGTGACAGCATAAAACTCTATGTCATATAGAGATACAGGCTTAGGACGAGGTTGTGTAGGAATAGTCCTTTCTACATATTCTACCTGAGTTATTACAACTTCTTCAGGTTTGCGTGAAGGAAATAGAGAACAGGCGGTCGTACTACTCAGCAGTAGCAGGAGCAGACTTACCCGTAATGTTTTCCATTTCATCAAATAACTTTGCTGTTGCATTGTTCACTCTCGTTTCAATAAGGCCTGGTTTTTGTAAAGTCAGGACAGTTAGATTATGTCTTCTCAATTTACTTGCGAGGTCGTCTGAGTATTCTTCTGCCTCATCAAGTTCTTCTCGCAGTTTTGTATTAGCTTCTGCAAACTGTGTAGCATCTGCTTGCATTCGGCCAATTGTTTCTTGGCTAGTCTGTGCAGCAATTTCAAGTCTAGTATTATTCTCTCTGAGTTGCGCCAATCTATCTTGCGTGTCGTTGTAGTAAAAGTATCCGACAGCGCCCATGCCGCACATAATTAGAAAGAAGAATAATGCAATTTTCATCAGCAGTTCCACCGTCTCAATGACATAGCCTTACGAGTTGGGCGACCTTTCTCATCTTTCATAGGACCTTTCATACCAGACATTCTAGCGCAAAAAGATTTGCGGCGCTTAGCTGCTTTACTGCCCTTTTTTAGTTTACTAGGAGGCGTAGTCACAGCAGTTTGTAGTTTAGAACCAGGATTAGCCCTGCGATGTGCAGCGACTCCTTTCTTTGTCAATCCAGCGCCTGACTCGGTAGATCGTTTATGACCATCTGAATCTGACCCTCTTTCTTCTTCTAACCATTCGCTAAATGTCTTCATGCTTTCTTCCTAGGGACTCTCTTTACTCCCGATGAGGCTTTTTTTATTGTTTTTATTTCTTTTTCCATATCATCTAATCGTTTTACCAATCCAGGATATTCTGATTTCCACTTAGCTTCTCTTTTAGCTACTTTTATATCATATTTAACTGCTAAGTATTGCATATAGGCATTAAGTTTATCTTGAAACCATCTGCCCATACGAGTTGTTAAAAACCATTTGCCAAATGCTGATCCAAATATACCAGTAAAAGCTGCTTTAAGTAACAAGAACCACATTTAGCAATCTCCTTTTTTATTTATTGTCTTCTAAACATCTGCAATATTCAGTCATGCTGTGATCACTGATACCGTCAAACTTATCTTTATTTCTCCACGCCGCCCTTCGACCACGCCAAGAATCTTTAAACTTTTGCCACCAAGTCATCACACGAACATTACCATAAAAATTGATGTAATGCAATTCACCGTGATGTCTATAGTTCAAGATAGCAGGTGGCATCTTAGGTACTATATCATTGTTGTTTACACATCTATAATGTGGTACTTTAAGTTCTTTAGACTTTGACCAAGATGCGTTTCTAGGACAACCAAATGTATATAATGCTACTGCTTCGTGATAATTAAAGCAGAAAATAGAAGCAATAGCTGCTCCTAAACTATGACCAGTTACATATACTGGACGCTTCTTTCGTCCTCTGAGTTTAGCAACTTCACCATGCACTGCTAATTCTAGTTTCTCGTACTCTTCGTAGAATCCTTCGTGAAATCCTTTTTCGTGCGTGATTTCTAAGTCTGCGTATATATCACTTTTTTCAGTCGCTTCAGTTCCACGAAATGCGACAGTGATTCTTTCTTTGTTGCTTAGAACATATGCTTGAGCGCCATCAATATCTATAAACTTGATTGTAGTAAATCCTAGGGCTTTAAATTCTTTTCTGACATCTTTATCTATGTCTTTGTATGCAAGCTCTGCAATACAAGCATGTGCATGAAACTCAGTTGATAACATTATTCTACTCCCTTCAATACATCTAATCTCATCATTAATCTTTCTGCTCTATTATTAACTTGCCTATGCCACTTAGAATCTCTACCTTCATGTGCAGCTCTCAACCAGTTTCGAGCAAGAATATGAGCATTGAATTTCTTAAATTGAGTTAGACGAGGACGTCCCATGTTAAACATCATGTTAACTAGGACTTGCTGTACTTCTTCTGGAAATGCACCAAATTCTTCTTTGCCGTATAGTACACCGCACTCTGATATAGATGTGTCTAAATCTCTCTCAAAACATTCACGCACTCTATCTTCGGATACCTCTGTACCCAAAGGTTGACCATATTCAGGGTCACTTGCTATTACTAGATGCCCAATACCGAAAGTGGCTAGACCTAAATGGTCTGCATAGATTTTATATCTAATACCTTCGTCAATTTTAAGTTGAGTGTATACTTCTTCTATGTTCATTCAAAAATGCTCCAAAAGATAATCTTGTTTGTTCTTTATGTAATCCCATACCAGTGCGAGTTGCAGTAAATAATTTCTTCGCATGATCGTCAGATGCATTAGGATGCAACCCTGACTTAAATGATTTATAATCGTTATTACCAGCGTGTGAACGCATCTTAGTACCACTGATTCCAGCAGTGCCTTCTGCATCAGGATCTCTATGTCCTGCTGATACTACTTTCAAATGTTTAAAGTTATAACTGCCGTTCGGACCATTGTATTTATCAGCTAATTTTTGAAACTCTCCTACTCTATCAGATCCTGCTACCATTGTAACATGGGAGTAGCCTTCCTTGTGCATCTTAGCTAGATGTGCCATAAAATGAGGATGCTCTTTAGAAGAGGATTCAACGTTTGCAGTCGGGTGAACATGCTTCAAATAATCTACTTTATGCTGTGGGTGTAGCGGGTTCTTATTCTTGTCTTGTGAATGACTTACAATAACCCGATGATCCGCACCTAGTTTAGTAGCAGTATTAGTAACATGATCCACAACTTTACTGTGTCCTGCCGTCGGAGGAGACATCCTGCCGAATGAGAATACCATATGCTTGTCAGCCATTAATCACCAGCCCTTGCAAAGTTTGCAGCACTAAACTCGTGTCTATGCACAAACTTAGATGGTTTATTATTATGATGGACAACATACCCTTCAGGATTTGCAGGAGCTCCTGCTATTTCGTGTCCTATTGTATTATGTGAGTTAAGCGCATCTGTCAACACAGTCTTAGCTTTTTGTAAGTGTTGCTGCATTGCAATGGCGCTTTCAATGTGTGCTTTATTCTGTTTAACATGTTGCATGGTATCGTCATGCGTCTTAGTATGCCTGTTCTTAGCAGCCTCAGTCTTAACACCGGCAACTTTCTTTTTCATTGCAGTAGAGTAATGCTTTGAAAATCCATCATGTGTAGGAGTTGTACCATCTCTCACGGTAGCATTCATATAAGTTTTTATAGGTATAATATGTTTAGCCACCGCTGCGTGAGACTCCTTAGGTGCTTTCTTAAACTCTGATACTGCTGCATCCAAATGCTTCTTATATTCTGCTTGATGAGAAGGGGTGTATACTGCCTTTGAAACATCATGGTGAATCGGCAATTGATGTACATCGGCGTGTTCTTTAAGCTCTGGTACATGTCCTTGTTTAACTTTCATGTCTTCAAACTTATTACCCTCATACGCTGTATGCACCGCTACACCTATGTGAGAATTTACTGCTTTCTGTGCATGTTCTGAATCAGCAGGATGATGGTATGTAAGTGTGTTTGTCTTGTATGACACTCGGTGACCTTCGTGCTTAACATCTCCGGCATGCATAATGTCAGCTTGATAGATACCTTTGCCGTCATGTATTTTCGGAAGATGTGTCAATGCTGCTTGCAGTTTTGATACTAGACCAGGTGCGTGTCCGTGATTCTGTTGAATGTCTTCTGGTGTGTAATTTAGCTTAGGCGTTTTGTTGAACACTGACTTAGAACCGACAAAGAATTTGCCAGTTTCTGGGTGTGTACCGAATACAACAGAAGGACTACCATCATACTTCATAGTAATCTTAGTATTATTTTTAGCGCCTCGCAATTGTTCATGTACACCGTTGAGCGTATGAAAAGCGTGGGCAAATCCGTCTGAACCACCGTGAACAACATGATCTTCCACATGTTCAAGGTGTGTCAACTTATCGTCATTTGACGCTGATTCGGTTATAAACTTGCTAAATTTAATCATATTAGTATTTATAACAATTAATTATAGGAGAAATGTTTTTCTTTATTACAAATAAAAAATCCCAGGACTATCATATAGAATCCCCGGGATATATTTACATTCTATCAAGTAGTTTATAATACGCTACCTGTTAGTGCATACTAGCAGAGTTGGCTGACTGATAAAATTCCGGAGACTTTTCAATTTCCTTCACATCTACATTGTATTTAACACCCAATTTATTAGCAGTATCTTTCCAATAAGATTGAAAACTTGGGTTGAGAGAACGTTTACTAGCAGCTATACAGTTAGCGATCTTTCTTTTTGCAGTGTTAGTATCCATTATATATTAATCCTTGATTTTTCAATTAAGTCAGTTTCCCATTCAATCAGTTTGTTATCAACTGATTTGTACCACCCATAGTCTTCAGATGAATCCCAGTCGGTTTTAATCATTCCTAAATCTTCACAACGGTCTGCAATAAACCAATCTAGACTTTCTTCTTGCCAATCAAGACCGCCATCAAAATAAACCATTGCGCCTGCAAAATTATAAAATTCATCTTCATACCTACATGAGATAATAACATTAGGATCTATTTCCGAAAGATAATGACCCATGTTCTTAACATATGCATATATAGAGGACCAAGCAGAAGTTATCACAACACGCCGAGCAGCAACAGATTCAATATTCGCCCATTTAGCACCGATGATTTCTTCCATGTAATCTCTTGAAGGCCAATCTCCATCCCATTGCGGGAGGAAGTTTGAGTATTGAAGCCCGGATTCATCAAGATTTTGTATGCTAGAGAATACTTCATTGAATAATTTTGCTGCTTCTGGTATTTCGGTGGTAATACTTAATACATTATCTACATGGTTCGCCATTAGTATCTCCGACCGAATACAAAAAAAGTGGTAGGACAGTTTTATGTCATATCCCAGGACGATTTGGATTTACCAAATAGTTCTTAGCCGAAGACTGAAGAACCAACAGCGGCATATGCTGCTGCAATCATAGCGCTGCTAGGGACACCTAGACGATATGAAGTTTTGCCAGCCTTGCTTACATTAGTGTAAATAGGCTGTCCTGCTGCACGGAGTTCTGCAACACGAGCGCTGACAGTTTTAACACCAAACATAGAAACTGCTTGTGCGGCTGTCAAAGACTGACCAGAACGAAGAAAATTAAGAATCTTAGCGTTTTGTGTCTTAGTTGCTGCCGTGGTTGTAGTTGTAGTTGTAGCCATAATTAAATCACCTTTAAGTTACTTTCATTTAAAATTAAACGACTTTACGGTCGCTATCTGAGATCACTCTCAAATTCTTTACTATACTAAACATTATACAGAATCAGGGGTACAATGTCAAGCATTAATTAAAACTTTTCTAACTCATTTGTTTCGAGATTACGCATCTCCAAAACAACATACCCAACTTTTTTGCTTTCGGTAACTGACCCTGCCCATGTGCAAGCATCGTTCCAAGACATAAAGCCCATGTTCTCTTTGGTGTGCATACCTGCTTTCATGCCATCTAGATGATATTTAACCATCTCAACCTGACAAGGATACTTAGAGTAATTCATTACGCCACCTCCTGTGCCCATCGTTGGGCTGTTTCTAAGTCTGGAGCATACTGCAACATTGCGCCGAGAGCCGCTTCCATCTCAAGACGGTCACGATGGATCTCGTACTCGATCTGGGCGCTAAGGTCTTTTGCCTCAGACCGTAAAAAAACAAGACTTGCGCTTTCCCACTGGTAAAATCTGGGACGATGGCCGTAAAGACTCTTGTACGAATCTGAAATGTAGCTGGCTAACTCGTCTCGCTCGGTAGTGTTCATCATAATATAAGCCCTCACAGCTTGTTTTTTCAGTTTATAAGTACATTATACAGACTAACTACCGAAATGTCAAGCTTTATTTTCACTTTTTTTCCACACTCAAATCAATAACCTATAAACCTATATTGTCTATACAGTATAGCAATATAAAGGGCTATTGTCAAGCGTTAAAAATATAATGGAATCAATGACTTATAGATCGCATCAGACGCTCTGTGAGCGCCTGTGCTGAACGTTATTTCTAGACTATAACGTGTTACTTGGAGTGCTACTTCTTGCTTTCTAGAGCAGATTTGCCGTAAAATGCAGCTACTATAGCAGCAACTGAAACGAAGTAAGTAGGTGCCATATCGCCTAATGTACTGGAGGCATTTTGCAATCCAGCCATTTCAGCAATAACGACAGCGAAAGGATATAATAGCATGCCGCCGAGAGCAAACCATGCCATTTTACGCTGTGCGTCTCGCATGGCATCTTCATCTTCTAATCGCTTTTTTTTAGCGTCCAACATCAACTCCATTTCTTGTGTAGAAAGGTGGCCGTCACTGTTTAAATCGGCCTGCTTTAACTCTTCAGATGAATCAAGCGTAAGTTTTTGTTCTGACATAGTAGTGTCCTCTTGGGGTTCTACTATTTATAAATCTTAAAACTTAATACCTTCAAATTTATCCGAAGAAGTTCCTCTATCGAATACAGGTGTTGAATCTTGCTGAGACGCACCTGAATCAGTTAATCCAGCCTGAGAATCTTCTAAGTCAAATAATTTCATTCTTGACCTGTCAACACCTATCATAAATCTTTTGTTTGAAGTAGGATCAGCATAACGATTCTTCAATTGCTTCACCATTATCACACCTTGTTTCTCTAGCTCTTCAGTACTTATAAGAGCAACCATGATGTCTGCTGTAGCAGGAAGACCGAAAGATTCTGATGTGTCTGTCAATTCTACATCACTGTTACCATAGCCACTACGAGTTGTTTGTGTAGCAGTAACAACAGGAACATTAAACTCGCCTGCAAGACCTCTAAGCTCTTCTGCAATACTCTTAATGATTGTATATGAGTTTGCTGCTGACCCTGCTTTGAATCTACTACTCGCACAAATGTTCAAATAATCTATGAAGATTATATCAGGCATGAAATTTCTTTTCAACTTCAACTCATTCAGTAGTGCCTTAAAATGTCCTGCATGTGCAGATGCAGTAGGATATTCTTTGATAATAAGCCTACCTTGAATCTTATTGTTTATCTTATCAATCCTATCATCAAACATTTCTCTTGATAAATCTTTCAATTGCTGAATAGGAACATTCATTAGATTTGCATCAATACGCTCTGCGATTCTTTCTTCTGCCATCTCCATAGTAATATATAAAACATTTCTGCCTTGAGCTATATGACCCGCAGACATGTGACACATGAACAATGATTTACCAACACCTGTACCTGCTAACGCCACATTCAGTGTTTTGTTTGCAAGTCCGCCATCAGTAATCTTATTAAACATTTCTAGGTCAAAAGGTAGTTTTTCTTCTAATCTATGATAGAAATCATATCGCTCAGGTGCGTTATCAATATAGTCATGTCCTACATTGTTATCAAATCCTACCGCAAGCGCATCAGACAATATACTAGGCAAAGCGTCTTTACCCATATCCTTATTACGACCATCTATTATCTGAATACCTTCCATGATTGCATTATATAGAGCTTTGTCTTTACAAAACTTTTCGGTTTCAGTTAATAGCCATTCTGAGTTACTGTCTTCGTTCTCAATATCATTTACAATTTCTTGAATCTCATTGTATTGAGTTTCTGAAACCGATTTGTCATCTGTAACAGAGATGATAATAGCTTGCTTCGACGGAGGCGCATTATAATTAACAGTATACTCTGATATTTTATTAAATATAACTCGCTCTGAACCATTCGAAAAATACTCAGGCTTTAGAAAAGGAATAACTTTTCTGAGGAAGTCTTCATTATAACATAGATTAGATAGGATAATTCTTTCAATGTTTTGTTGCACTAAATGTTTTCCTCACGCATAAATTCTTCACGGATTATTTCAACACACTCTCCACACAGATACAATTCTTCTGCATCTGTGTGGAAACATATTGCTTCGTCACTTTCATAAATCGTCATTTGACAACGATCACATGCACCCTTAGACTTCAATTGCTTCGTAAACATCTGCGATGTCTTCCTCAGTGATTTCTTCTTTCATTATGCCGTCTGAACTTGAGATTGTATATCGTTTTTCAATCCAATCGATGAATGTCTGATCTTGAAGAATAGGCAACCAGAAATCCTTAGTGTAAGTATCTTTGTTTCTTACTTTAGGTTCTACTGCTTCTCCTGAATCAGTGTCTACTCTCTGATACCAACCGTTGCTAGGCTTGATAACATGACCTGATTCCATTGCCATATCAAGCAGCCCTGACCACTTTGCAATGCCGCCTGTGAACGATACTTCAACAGGAATTTTAGATTTCTCACGAACGAAACGAGACTTCTCAACATTGATAATGAAGTTATAGCCTGTTAGGTCTGTACCTGTCTTCTCTTGTTGCCGACCAATGATGTAGATATTATCTGCTGAGTAGTAGATACCTGTCCCGCCTGACACAACTGCCTTACTAAACATTTCCATAGTCTGATAAGTGTGATTCACAACCACCATAGGAATGTCTTTGATTGTTAAGTGAGGCGTAATCATTCTGAACAATGACTTCATCTGCTTTGCTCGTGTCATATCAGCAACAGACTTACCATCAAGTGCGTCATCAACTTCTTTCTTAGATGCTAAGTTGCCAACAGAGTCTACAATCACAATTACATGATCGCCTCGCTCAAAGCCATTCATCTGTGACATTGCATCATGCTTCAACTGTTCGATGTCTGTGATAGGCGTATGAATCACTCGGCTAGTATCAATACCAAAAGTATCGAAGTATGCCTGCGGTGTACCAAACTCTGAATCGTAAAACAAAACTACACCGTCATCATACTTGTCTAAGTATGATTTAGCAAGCAACAATGAGAAAGCAGTTTTAAAATGCTTAGAAGGACCAGCAAATACTGTCAGCCCAGGAGTTAACCCACCGTCTAGCTTGCCGCTCAACGCAACATTCAGAGCAGGGACAGCAGTTTGTATTAAGTCCTTTGCACCAAAGAACTTTGAATCAGTGAGAATAGACGTATCTTTAATCGTACTATTCTTCTTCAATTTTTCTAATAAACTCATTTATTTCTCCTACCATACTTTTATAATGTGAAAAACTACAGGCTTCAAAAATCTAATTTCATGCCTTCGTCCATCTATATCTTCGAATATGAAAATTTTAGGTGTAGTCTTTATCAATTTAGATACTTGATATGTATCCATTCGTGTTGTTTCAGTCCTAGAGCCGTCTTCGTGATATATGATATCCACTGGAACGGTAATTATTAATTCGTGTTGTTCAAACCACAAACTTGTCCACCAAAGCTTTATTCTTTTCATGGGTATCCCCCTTTCATATTATTAAATACATTGTACATAATATAATACCATAAGTCAAGCACTTTAAGAAAACAAATCTTCTAGTGTATGTGTCTCTTCGGTTTCCCATCCTAGTGATTTAACGATAGTGTCCATAGGATCAAGAAAGGCTTTTTGAAACATCACATCATAATCTACATAGCGATGTACATTAAACTCAGCAGGTATTTTTGAGTTGAATGATATGCAATTCTCACGCATGGTATTAGGCTCTTTTAAATACAAGAACTTTACTTTGTCCCCTTCTTGTATTTTCTCATACTTGTGCGAGATATTATTTACATCTAAGTAATGATTATACAACAAACTTCCTCGAACGTGTATAGGACAACCTTTAGCGTATATGTCAGTATCGCAAGTGTATTTGCCGATATTATTACACCCTCGAGGAAATGCGATCTCCTCAGGAGACATTGACTTAAATTCTTTTTGCGTTTTCTCTATAAACTTTTGAAGAGTTTTCTCATCTGTAGTAAGAGTAAGCCTAACAGCTTCCTTCAAACTAGCCCGAACAGGTGCAGGAGTAGATGATCTAACAATCTCTAATCCCATTACCTTCAATTGAGGAACTTGATAACGAGTTCCTTCATTGTCATACACATTCATAGCGTATCGCTTCTTAGCGATCCAAATAGCCTTATCTGCTATTGCTTCTCGCTTGAAGAATATCTTTTTCTCATAGGCGTGTGTATAGTCTACTAGTTTGTCCATTGCTCTTGATATGCAAGGTTCAATTTGATCTGTGCCAATCTTATCGAGTATGTCAACTAGTTTATTCGTATCTTTGTCTGCAAAGAATTTGTCAACAACTGCTTTGAGTGTGATGTAACAGGAGTCAGTGTCAGAATAGAAACTGTAGGTTTCTCCCTTTGTCCCGCACACTTCATTAACATAAGCATCCAAAGCAATTGCAGTTTCACGAATGATAACTTGTCCTGATAGTGTGATGCCTTCTGCTATTCGAGTATCAAAAAATCTGAAGTACTCATTCGCCATCGCACCATAAAGTGAGTTAAGTTGAATCTTACGAGCCATCTGAAAGTTATTGTATTTAGCAATCTCGTTCTTATACTTAGGATCTTTCGTGTCCTCAAGTAACTGTTCAGACTCCTTCATCAACTTCTTATATCGCTGTCTATCATCAAAAAACTTCTGTACAATCTCTGGCATATATCCTAGCTTATCACGAGAGAAGCATTGACCGTTAGACGCAACCGCATACTTACCATCAAAGGAATACTTTTTCTCTAACATGCCATCAACAGTCACATCGTACACTTCGCCTGACACTAGCGTCTCAGGTGACATGTTGTATTGCATGATGATAGAAGGATAGAGTGAGGTTGCATCAAAACTCTCGACCCATTCGTATTGACCTGGAACAGGCTCTTGCACATATGCACCTGCAATGCTACGACTTTGCTTACTTTCCTTCTGTCCAAAGACAACGTTCTGTTGCCAAAGATGATTGTACAGCAAACAGTCCCACGTTTTTACAGGAGAAGATACATCGGAATAATTCATCTTACCATCATATGCCATAGTAAAACAAAGTTCAATCAATTTGAGCTTGTCTTCTAATTCGTCAACAAGCACAGTATCAATAATATTATATTCTACAAACAGATTCCAATCTTTTTCGTAAAACTCTCTGAACGAGTCATGCGGATTTTCTAACTTTTTGTGACCCAATTCAACTTCAGTAATGTGATCCAATTTATAAGATTCACGAGTGACATAAGTAAACTTCTTGTACAAGTCAAGATAGTCTAACTGAGCTACTCCCCATAGTTCATAGCGTAAGAATTCACGAGCGCCTAGTTTTACGACATGCTTCTTAACAAGATTGAAAGGACTAAAGGCTTTTTTCATATCGTCACCGAACAACTTGTCGGTACGAGAAACTAAATACGGAATATCAAATAACTGAATATTCCACCCAGTCACCACATCAGGAGGATCCATAGCCCACCAGTTTAAAAAGCTAGTAAACAATGCCTTCTCGTTTTCACACCATCGATAGTCTACATTCAAGTGAGCGGTATGTTCAGTAGGAGTATACTCACCGCAGCCCCAAGTAATAATCTTCTTAGTAACCGCATCTTGAATAGTAATAAGTGTGACTTGCTCTAGCGGATTGTTGACATCAGGGAACCCATTATCAACTGTCGTTTCAATATCTATTGATATGAGTTTAATTTTACTCTGATCCCAATCAACTTCGTCAGGAAACTTTTCAGTTAGATATTGATAGTTCCAATCAGATTGACCATAGATAGGATAATTAGAAACATCTGAATAGCTTTGAATGAATTCTTTTGCTTCAGTATTAGATTCAAACTTGATAGGAGAAACAGATTCTCCAAACATAGACTTGTATATGCTTGGCTTGTCGGAGGGGACAAAAAGAGTAGGTTGAAAATCGTGTCTAGCTGTTTGTCGTTTACCTGAGGTGCTTATACCTCTGTAAAGAATTTTGTTGCCGTAGTGTCTAGCGTATGTGTAAAACATATAAACTCCCTATCATTTCAACTATTATACAACGATAGAGAGTATATGTCAAGCACTTATACAGATACTTTTCCTTCTGATATGAGCCTCTGGCGATTTTTCATATGAGCGTCTTCTACATCGTCCTTAGATTGACCCTCATACAGTACAGCATAGCCTTCTTTCACTAGAATCTCACCTGCAAGGCAGTACCTGTCTTCAGCTTCATAGTAAACCTGAAAGTCTCCTAGAATTCGTCCGAACTTACCTTTCATATCCTCGCCGCCTTTTGCTACACGAGTTTTCAGTACAGCAGTTTTTCCTAATAAACTTTTCAATCTGGCACCGGCAGCTTTTCCAAACTTCTTTTCCACCTTATCTCTGGTGCGAGACTCAGGTGTGTCGATGCCCATGATACGGACACGCTCATCCTTTAACCAGACACCAAATCCGAGATCGATGTCAACGTCTACGGTATCCCCGTCCACGACTCTTCTTATCGTTGCTCGGTATTCGTACATAGTGCCTCCTTTTCTAGTTCTTCTATCTTTTGAAAATACTTGCCACGAAGAAGAGTTATACCTGTTAAATTGATTATGCGGTCCAAATCTTCAACAACAATTTTTAATGTTTCAGCATCCATGATTTATCCTGTGATGATTTGTTTAGGTGCGGGGGCAGCTACTTTATCATCAGGAACAACAATACCGCTACCATATCTGTTATTGTATTCATTCAACAACGCAGTAGTGGGATTATATACTGAAATGACATGCGTAGGCATGATTGGGATGATTTGATCTTTCGCATACGGACAGTATGGGGTAAGGCCAAGTACATATTCATACTCATTCTCGGGCTTAGGTCTCATCATAATATAACACGGTTTAGAAATTTGAATCATCTTACCGCCTTCAAGATTTATCTCAGTAACATCACCGATGATATCCTCGCCTGAAGAAAGCTTTATAATTTGTACGTTGGCCATAATAATATCCTATTTATTTCACTGTAATTTCTTTCGGTTTTTTCTCCTCAGGAATAATCCTAACGAGAGAAATGTTAAGCATACCATCTGTAAACTCCGCACCTTCTACTTCTACATCTTCTGTCAAAGCAAAAGTTCGTGTAAAGTTTCTAGCAGCAATGCCTTTATGATAGTATTCTTTTGTGTCTTCACCTCTATCTTGTACCCCTTGGACAACAAGTTTATTGCCTTCTGGTACAAGATGTATGTTGAACTCTTCTTTAGAAAAACCTGCGGCTGCAAGTTCTATTACAAAGTGTTCATCATCTTGTTTAATGATATTGTAGGGGGGATAGTTGCTTGCAATCTCTGATACATTGTTGAGATTGTCAAATATACGATCAAAGCCCACTGTGAATGGTCTTACATTATCTAAAATTTCAGCCATGTCGGCTACATTGAACTTACGAGTTACCATCTTGCGTCTCCTTTTCAGCGAGTATGTAATGGGATCCTTGCGGCATCCCGGGTATTGGTGTCAGTTCATCTGACACTAATATTTATACATCATTTATATGCTAACGTCAACTTTTTTTATCTTTTTTTGCCTATATTGTATTTAGGCACCAATTCCCATTCAACTTTTTCTTTGAACGAAACAATTTTAACTTGGCTCATCGGACAACCTGACAATTCTTCTGTATTTAATATAGCAATTAAACCCCATTCCTGCAATAATTTGGCAATAGTGTTTCTTCGTTGTATATCATTTTCAGTGAAGTCAGCAATCTTGCCATCTAAAGCAAACAGCTCTTTGAAATGAGTTATAAAGTATCTGCCTTGCTTATGAAGAATGTGGCAAGACTGATAAAGAATTTGATCTTTGCGGGAAGCTACTCCAATCCTAGAGAGTGTTTCTTTTATTTTAAGAAAATTTTCTGGATTGTCTAATCTTATCTCCAAGGGAGAATATCCAGGATAATCAATGTCAAAAAAATTACTACGGTCATCCATTTTTATTTCACCTATATTAATGCTGTTCAATTTAACATAGGTATTTATACTTTACCACCTTTAGAGGTTCTCAATTTTAGTTTTATTCGCTCAATATCATCGTTGGAAAGAATTCGCAATGCTTCTTTAGCTTTGTTAAAACTGTACCCAAAATATTCTTGTATCGCTTCTAAATCAGACTCTTCAGGTTTTAACCATTTATTGTATCGTTTACCTTTCCTGATTACTGCTCTCAAAAAATCATACTGCATTCTTGCATCTATGTGAGGTCTACTATTCATCTCATTAGCAGCAATTACAGTGTCATGCCCGAAGCTCAATGCACGGTTTACTATAAAAGGATTATACTGAGATTCAGCATGTTCAGTATCCATTAAATCTACTTTAGTATTACTAATGCTGTCGGCAAACTGAAAAGGACTAATCTTTGATATCTTTTCTTCGTAATCTTTTTCGTTCACTACTTCAACAGGCGGACCCAATTCTTCAAGAAAACTCATATTATTTTATTCCAAAAAGCCGTCTTCTAGTTTTAGTTATCATTTGTCGTATCTTTTGCACTATGATATACAATTTCTTTATGTTAGCCCAAATAGCAGAAAGTATGGTTTTAATACCATTGAGAATTCCTAAAACTATTCGTTTGATGCCATTAAGAATTCCTAATACTATTGTTTTAATACCAATAAGTATTCCTAAAACTATTCGCTTAATACCATTAAGAATTCCTAATACTATTCTTCTAATACCGTTAAAGATTCCTGATACCACTTTCTTTATAGCAAACCCGATAGATGAGAATAGTCCGGTTATGCCACTAGAAGCAGTTGATGAAGCAGTCTTGACACTAGTAGAAGTGCTAGAAAATAAGCCAATCAGACCTCGAAGAATGTGCCATTGTCTGACTTTTTTATACTTTACTCTAAGTATGCATAGAATTTCATCTGGTAAGAACTCGAGGAATTCATTATGGTCGTGTATGTGTTCCCATCCAATTTGACCATCATCATCAAATATAATACCTTTCACCCAAACTTCATGTGAAAAGCCATTTTTAAAAACCACTCTGACCTTAGAGTGATAATCTACTGTTGAAAATTTAGTTTTCATTTGAATGTCACCGACGCTTCTGTCTCTATTACTACTCTTGCCCCGCAAGGTAGAATTGGTTTGTCGTTACCACCATAAAACATTTTACTAGGACCGTGTATCTCTACTTCATGGCAGTAAGTATTTTTCCTGCCTTCTTTGATAGTAATTACAGGTTCATTAGTCCCATGCTTTTTGTTAGAACGAATTTTATGTTGATTAACGTGTATATATTTTATCATTTGAATTTCACGCTTGCCATTATTTCAGTCAAACAGGCTATAAGATTTATCTCTTGATCGGCCACGAATGCCGATTTATACTGATAGTCTGCAATAAGAAGAACCATCTGAGGAACAGTAGAAATTTCAGGCACCAAACTATCAAAAATAAATCTGAATATACATTGAGGATCACTATCAACATTGTTAGCAACCCACTGCCTCATCTTCTTCCAATCCTTTTCTCTCAAAGAATTGACAAGTTCCTTCGTATTTATCTCTGCTATATTGTTAAGGATTCCTTCATCAATAGTACCAGCAGAGCTATATCGTTGAAGTTCGTTTATGACTCTACGATAATCAGGGAAATATTTCATTAGCAGTTCTGCTAATACCGGATCTTTGTATGTAACTCCTTCACTATTAAGGATGCCTTGCATACGCTTCATAAACTTAGTTGCAAGTACTGCTTTATCTTTCTTGTCCGACTTAAACTCAATTACAGTTGTTCGGCTATGTAAAGGAGCTATGATACGCTGCTTATAATTGCAAGTAAATATAAATCTACAATTTTCTGAGAAGTTTTCTATGAATGCACGAAGAGCAGGCTGTACACTATCCTTGTTAAGATAGTCAGCCTCATCGATGATTACGACCTTAGTTTTACCTTCGAAACTGATAGCACTAGCGAAACTTTTGATCTTAGTTCGGAGAGTATCGATTTGACGACCTTCATCTGAACCATTGATAACAATATAATCACAACCGAGTTCTTCACATAAGGCTCTAGCAACTGTAGTCTTACCTGTGCCTGCTGTACCACAAAGGAGAAGATTAGGAACTTCTCCTTTCTTTAGAAACTCTTTAAAAGTCGCCTTTGTATCTTCAGGTAGGATACAATCATCGATTGTTTGGGGTCTGTATTTCTCGACCCAGAGGAAATGTTCTTTCATCGTTTACACCAGTCATAATATATTTTAATAAGAAAAAGAACAAATTCACTAACCAAACTTCTCTTTAATTGAAGTATCATCGTTGATGACTAACTCAATGTGCCTACCTTCAGTCTCATCTTCTGAAGAATTATCATCTTCGATAGTTACTTCTGATTCGAGATTTTCTTTACTAGGATTCATCTGCTGCTCCGTTAAAAACATCTGCATCACCTGTCATTACTTTTTTAGCAAAACTAATAGCAGGGCCAGGGCGAGAGTATATGTACTCTATAGTCTCGCCAAATTTATTAAATTCTACTACCCAACCGTTAGTAGCTTCTCTTATTTGAATTTCAAGGCGATCTTCATTCATTATGAGATCTCCGAAGTCTTATCAAGAGCCAACCAATATTTTACATCAGTATTAGTATTTATAAGATGCATGAACCTTTTCTCGGAAATAATAATACGATAATCGCCTGAGATGACTTTTAAGTTTTCAATCTGAAGATGTGCTGCAAACTTCTTTTCACTAGCACCAATAACTTGCTTGAAGCTATTGCTCTTAGCAGTTGCCGGGTCACCTACAGTAAGAACAACCTCAGAACCATCACCTATAATACTCATCATCGGTGCTGCTGTAATACCAACTGCCTTCATCACCATATTTAAGTCAGTAGCAGAAAGATCAAAACTGAAATAATCATCTACTTCAATTTGCTTGTCAGGAGCTGACACAATGATCTCAGGATCAGCGTAGTAATATTCAAACAGACTGCGATCCTTTGATACCGTGATTGACTCATCACCAAAAGCTACATCAGTATCTTCCATCAGAGTCAACAAACCTAACAGACTGTTAAGATCGTATATTGCAAACTCACGATCAAAGCGTTCGGCTACAGTAGCACGAGCAAAGATATTCTTGCCAGCACTGATAGTAGACAAAACATTACCTTCACGGATCAGAATGTTAGTGTTAACACCTGCGAAGTTTTTTAGAACCGAGAGTGTATCGTTACTTATTTTCATAATATATCCTTAAAATTTATTGTACCTACAGTATACATAACTTGTAGTTCAAAGTCAAGAGTTTATTCTATCGTGTTCATTCAATGCTAGGAATGCATAATGAATCACTTTCAAGATGTCCTTACGATGATCAGCCGGTTCACCTTTCTTACCGTACCGAGCATTGTACTTATCGACATTACCTAGAAAGAATCCTAGACCGTGTCCTCTGTCTACGATGACCTCAGCGGACTGTAGTCCGCCTTGACCGTAGTGTCCCCCGTAAGTAGAGTCTATGTACTTCTTAAACTCCTCAATCAACTCGTCCTCACGGAACTTGTATACTTTTTTACTCATCAATATCTCCTGTAGCAACTTTAACTGTACCGTTCTCGACATACATGGAACCTAAACGTACATCATAATTACCATACTCATACAAATCCTTAGCCTGAAGCACAGCACCTTTACCTGCAGATTTCCAAAGCTCCTTGTCCTTACTGTTAGTCCAATTTTTATCTAACCATGAAGTAATGATAGATGCTCTATCCATCTCAGATGAGAATTTATATAAGAGAACATAACCATACTTCTTAGATACAGTAGACCAAGCAGTTGCCATAGTAGTCTTGATCTCAATGCTGTTAATAATCTTATCACCTTTCATAAAGTGAATATCATAACGTGATTGATTATCTACAGTCATAGCATGAATGTCCGTGTCTAAAGTATTCCAAAACTCGGCAAAGTAATGTGCGAGTACATGGTGCACCATAGCACCCTTAAAGTTCTTCTCGTTACACATGTCAAACCATTTACGCTTACGCATATAAGCTACTTCGGTAAGCACAGCATCCTGCAATGTATCCCATGGAAACTCATCTAACAAATCATCCATCTCATCAGACCGGTCATAGGTACGTTTGCTAGGATCATGCTGCTCAGCAAAGTCTTGATACTGAGCCTTGAATTGACCTTCAACATTTTTACCTTGCTTATACTCTTGGAGCTCGTCAAATAAATCTTCCCTTGCCTCTACCTGAGCCTTTAACTTTTTGTCATAGTATCCAAACTGCAACTTAGCCAACATCTCAAATGTAAGAACAGCAATGTTAGCCTCACGCATGATTTCTTTCTTACGGCCTACAGTAATGTCACCGTAAGTTTCTTCCTCACGATCCATGCCTTCCTGTGCCTGTAAGTAACGATCAATAACAGGAACCGTTACACTGGTATTGTCAGCCCGCAGCTTAGACAATACAACAGGGTGCATAGGATCTATCTCGCCGGTCTCACCGTAAAGCTGAATCAGCACCTTGGGTCTCGGCAATTCCTGCACAGGTATGTCTTCACAGCCTAAATCAAGTAAAGTCTCAAAGCGAGTATTACCACCTACAATATAATTAGAATTAGAAAATACTTTTATAGCCTCGTTGAGGCCTTCCTTTGCAATAGAGGCCCGGAGATTCTGTCGCTCCTCAAGGGCCTGTCCTACACGGCACCGGCGGATTGTATTATTAGCTGGGTGATTGATGAGAGTATCTGCTTTAGATACTCTGGACACTGTAGGTCCTACATATACTACTGTGCTTGAAAGTTTCATAATTGTTTCCTTTAGTTTAAATACTTGCGTTTTGGCAGCGCCCAGGACTAGTAAGTTATTCCTGTGAGTGGGACTTTTATAGACAGTCCCAAGTCTTACTACTATAATACTAAATTAAATTGATGATGTCAAGTCCTAAAAGCTGACATCATTTGTAGTTTCTTCCGAGACCTCATCCTGCTCGTTAGAAGGATCTACCTTAGTGTACAAATCGATGAAGGCTTGCTTAGTGTCCTCATCAAAGCGATTTGTACACAGTGTGATTGCTTTGAGCTTGTTCTTAAAAACAGCATAAGCATTCACAATATGTTCCAGCCTTCGAGTGCTGACGAGTTCATCAATTGCACCTTCATTAAAGGTCTTACGGATAACATCAGACCATGTGACGAGATGTGTAGCAAAGTCCTCATCGACACACCCTGCACGTTCCATCTTGTTGAGAACAATCTTCTTCTCAACTGACATTGTAGGGTACTCCTGCTCAACGGTGATGGCAAATCTCTCCAAGAAAGCCTCGTCAAGTAACTGGGCGCTAATAAATTTACCATCATCAGAGCCACGACCTTTTGTATTAGCCGTTGCCATGATTGTAAATCCGCTAGCAGGAGTTATGGTTTCGCCAGTCTTTTTATTGAAGTAGGACTTACCCTCGAGGACAGCTTGGAGACACATCAGCTTATTCGATCCACGATCTACTTCATCTAAAATGAGAACTGCGCCCCGCTTCATAGCGGTGAGGACGGGCCCTTCTCGATAGACTACGTTACCATCAACTAGTGTGTTGCCACCGATTAAATCATCCTCGTCGGTTTCAACACTAATATTAACACGAATTGCCTCACGCTTGAGATTCGCACAAATTTGTTCTACCATTGTAGTCTTGCCGTTACCTGACAGACCACTAATGAATACAGGGTAAAAGATTTTGGCTGTTAGAATCTTTTTGAGATCCGTATAGAAGCCAAAGGGAACAAAGGTTGAATCCTTTGCAGGAATCAAGTTTTGTATTTCCATATCAAGTTTAGCCTGTGTAACTTTTTTAGCTACCGGTGTAGTATTATCGACTACGACCCTAGGTGCTTTTGGAGCAGAGATTGATTGTACACCGCTGAACATCTCGGTCAGATTATATACACCTGACTCAACCTTAAACTTATCTTTAAGAAGGAAGCTCGGATGATTGATACCGAGAGCCTTAGCTTCACGGATAATGCACTTGCGGCTCACATATGAATTATCGTCTGCGAACGAACGGAGATTGTTGATTAGCGTTTCTTTAGAGTTATTCATAATATAGACCCTCACAGTCATAGTTAAAAATAGTTTGTTTTTTCAGTTTATGTATACATTATAGCGTTAATAACGTATATTGTCAAGCCTTTATTTAACTTATTTTCCGAATAGAAATCAATCACTTACGCTACCTGAGGAATGAATTTTTGCACAAATACTCGGCTTTGAGACTTATTTGACGCAAATTTCCGGAAGCCTTTGAGCAGATCACCCCTAGTGTTAGACTTGACCTCGAGGTCGCTGTCTTGTAAGTTTAATGACTTCCCGCCCTTAACAAGGTAACGAACATCAAAGCCTTTAAAATCTTTTACTTCAATGACACCAGAAGACTTCTGTGACTTTATTAGCGTGTCCCATCCTTCATAACAAAAATTCTGATTACCTGCCTTAGCGTAGTCATCACAGTTTGACAACTCTGAAGGTGTCCAGCGATCCAAAAGATGAAAGTTAATAACCTTAGATCCTGTGATCTCTTTATAAATCTCTAACATAGTCACAGTCACTGCAACGTTTTTGAAAACATTACCACCGACCAAAGGATATGACGCTGATCCATATGTGAAAACAGGTGCTTCTTGATATGCAGGCTTGGTTGGACCTAGCTCACCTTCATCACGCCACTTGGCTTCTTGAAAAGATTCAACATAATCGGTTGCACCGCCATCTGTCAGATAGATTGTATTGAGAATTTCAACCTTGTGCGCCTCACGGAATTTCTTTGCAATCTCTATACCAATAACAATAGTAGCATTGAGAGGAGTAGCAATCATATCCATAGCAGGGTTGTTCATTTCGATTGAACAACCTTCACGGTTCAAACGATTGTAAAACGACTGTTTCCAAACTAGCAGATACTTGTAGGCTTCTTCGTTTTGTCGCTTGTTGAATGACGATGAAAGCAAATGAACAACCTTAGCATCTTGAATTGAAAGATCACCCAAAACTTTTTCTTGAGTGCATACAGGTCGTTGCCCATAGTATGAGTCGGTAGAAGTAAATCCGTAAACTTCAAAAGGAATGTTTACTTTACGACAAAACATGCTAAGGTTAATTAGTTGATCAATAGTACCTGACATGTTACGGAACATAGATCCGGACATATCAAGATACATAATCATACCGTGATTTTTGCCGTCTGGAACTGAAGTGATTTGCTTGAACAAATCGTCAGAAGTCTTGTATGACCACAGCTTTTTGTCGTTAATCTCACCTGTTTTAGCAGTTTTTGCTTTGATGTATAGAGAGGCTTTGCGTTTCATCTCAAAATTAGCAGCCATCTGATTGACAGTTTTAGTGTTCTTGGCCAAAAACTCTTTGTATAAAGTTTTTGCCATGTCTTCTACTGTCTCATTATTGCGAGCAAAACGCAATGTGATGTCAGATAACTTGTAAACGTCCTTTGCAGGTGTGATAACTCTATTCAAATCCACTTTAGGAATGTTTACATATAACTTTTTCTTTTGTTCAGCGGTATCTACTAGACTTGATTCCATTTCACGGAAAACTTTATCTGTGATGGAGCCTGGCTCATTAGTATCAACAAATTCTCGGATAGGCGTTGGAAGTTGATCTTCCTCGTCATCTCCGAAGAGTTCATCAAACGCATCTTGTTCCTCTTCATCCGAGTCAAGACCCTGACCAGGAGCAGTACCTTCACCTTCTGCGTCAGCATCATCAGCCTCCTCTCCATCCATATCCATATCAGAGGACATATCTACATCTGAATCGTCATCATCATCTGAAGAGAATTGATCCATAAGATTGTCAATATCGGTCTGAACTTCTTCCGACGCTTTGCCATGAAGTTCACGGGCTAAAGCCTCAACATCTTCCCAAGTTTCAGTATTAGCACAACGGTCAACAAAAGATTGTTCACTGTCGCTAAACTGTAAATTGAGATGAGTGCCTACTTTAAAGTGTAGGTTGATACGGTCAATAAGAGGAAGAGCATTTGTATCTATATCCTTGACACCGAAGAAATCACGCTCAAACAATTCACGATAAGCCGAGTAGAATGAACGAACAAGCCCTGGGTACCGTGATTTGATTTTGCGTTCGATGCGAGCATCTTCGACAATGTTCAGGAAA